CTTATTTAGCCATAACTTATATATTTATATTATTTATCAATTTAACTATTCTTATCAATCGTTCATGTTTCATGACCTTATGGTAAAACATTCACTTAACTTTAAACCCTAAACATCAACCACTGAAACGGAGAGGTGAATTGGGAACAACTACTGATTAAGAAATCTAGAATATCCCTATCCGAACAATAGCGATACTAGACTTCTTAAAGAATGACACTGAAACGTATGAGTCTGAATGGTGTACATTATCTTCATAAGAGTTGCATTAATCTTTAGGGAACTACCCTAACATATTCCTCCTGCACTCCGTGCCCAGCAAGATTTTAACACCTTATAAAAGTGTGAAATATGAGATTTTACAAAAGTTCTCGTAATACACTTATGCGAAAGTTGTGAACTTTTACTTAACACGGCTACCAAATGGGAACTTCTGTTCCTCGCCTATTGACCTTTTTTGATGTGGGTTTGCGGTGATTGACTTTACTGCACCGCATGTCCAGGGGAAGGTTAAATGCAACTAAACCTTCTTACCACGAGCCTTATCTTTACCAACGTAGGATGGCTAATCTATGCATTCGCTCTATTTTACAATGTACTGTAGGCGAAGAATGTCTTACTTAAACTATAAGTAAGAGTAACATGACGTACGCACCTCTCATGTTTACAGCGTTATTCAATTTTAGATTGTAGTTGTATGGGCGCCCAACCCATGTACTTGCTATCACTACTATTATACCATTGTACACTTTTCTTGTCAATATGTTGCATTACTGACTATATTGCATTGCAACATAGTGTGTATAACAATATAGTATGTATTACAATATAGTATGTATTACAATGTACTACAATGTACTACACTTCGCACTATAGCTATCTCAATTTAAGGCTGTTTTTAAGCGTTTTGAGAGTGATTTAGTGTTAAATGAGGTGGTAATCATGTAAAGCAAAAGAACATCTATTTTCTATATAAATCAAAGTCATATAAGAAAGAAAAAGAGGACTTTAATAGTCCTCTAAGTTTTCCTCTATTTACTTGTTAAGTTTTGCTGAAATTTCACAAAGCTCTGCGAATAATAGTAAGAATACACCTACCATAAGAACAGCTCCACCCATTTCAGCTACAACCTGCATAATGCCAAATAGTGTTAGTGCAATCGCTACTAGTGCAATCGCACCTCTAAACTTTTCAAGAATCTTTAACATGTCTTTCTCCTTTTTAACAATCTTCTACTTCCAAAATCTCGTAATCAACTGAACCATCCTCAAGACCGTAAATTTTGATACACTCTTCGATAGATGACACAATACAATGCTGTGTTCGCCATTCCCAATTTGATAGCGAATCCCTATATCTAAAAGTAATCTTTTTCATATTCATCCCCTAGTCAAATCGTGTGAACTTACAATCATAGTAAGTGTTGATTGAGGCATATTCATCATTCTCCTCATCAAAAGCAAAATCCTGCCCAGAAAAACCCTCTCCAAGTCCATCTGAGTTTTGAGTATCTACCCAATCACTGATAATTTCTAATTCTTTATCCGATAATTCTTCATTTGCTGTTAATACAATATATCCTATCCAACTATCAACAAGTCGCCAAGCAATACTAACAATCTTATCTTTAAATTGACTGACATCTGTTTCATCTAATAGGATTTCTGTCATATCAGCATCTTCTAAGTACTTCTTAGCTTCATTATAGTCATTTATCTTGCTAGACAGCGTAAATCCAATATAATATTTAAACATAAAAGTCCTTTCTAACAAAAAGAGAGTTAGACAACCTAACTCATCTTACTATATGTGATGTAGTAACTGTCATCAATACCATATTCAGCCTTTAACCAATCCTTGATATACTTATCTACATCAACATTCTCTGGTACATATAATTCCCATTGATAATTTAGGTTCTTTCCTGCAACATTGATTACATACATAGGTTTAACCTCTCATGAATGTTGGAATTTCTACATCCAACTCGTCTGTTTCATCCTGTTCAAACTCTGTTACAACACATGTTTCTGCATTTTCAAATACTGGAATCTCAAATTCAACAATCTTTCCCTGTGTACCAACTTCAATCATAGAACTACATCCTCCTGAATTTCACCTAAATGTTATCACATATCAGGAAAGATGTCAATGGCTATTTAACAACTTTCTTCTTACATTTAACAATTTCAACAATCATACTTGCTTGTGCATAAGTGTGGATTTCTCTGTCCAGCATCTCTTCATAAATGTTATCTAGCACAATGTTAGCAATTTCCTTGTTACCAACCTTATTTGCTAGTTCTAAAATTTGTTGGTACTCATCAAAATGTTTTCTCATGTTAGTTATCCTCTGTCAGTATCATAACACATTATATTTGTCTTGTCAAATTAACCAACAAATGACATCCAGAGGAATTTAACCCAATTAATAACCCAAACCACAATATCTTGAAGTGGTGGAAGTGTAATACCAAATAAACCTAAAATAAAGCAGATTAAGAAGTAACAAACAATTAATTCTATTACTGCTTTTAATGATTTACCTAAAATCTTTAAGGCAAGGGCAATCACTACAATAATAATTAAATTAGTAGGTACTGCCATTACCCAATTATATAAATTCTGAATAATATTTTCCATTATAATTCTACCCTAAAACAACTGTTAGTAATATCAAAATGTTACATACTAGTATAAATGGTACTTTTTCTTCACCACTGAATATATACCATAACAATGTACCTGTCAATAAGTTAGGTATTAAGTGATGAGAGGTCATAAGTGCGAATATAGTTAGAAATAAGAAACAATTATCTATTGGTTTATCTACTATTACCGTGTAAAGCCACAGTAGAAGTGTTGCAATCATAAAGGCAACACTAATCTTGAAATATGTGCATGTAACAAGAATAAATCCAAGAGAAAGTACAGTACTTACTTTTCTTTCTTTGTAATCTTGTAAGGCTAGTATAATACCACTAACCAATAATAAAATCTTTAATATCATTATTCGTCTCCCCCAGTGGCACAAGAATCTCTTCCTCCGTACCAACTATACCCTTTGCCATGTTATTGACAATCTCTTTTTCTCTGTAGTTATCACACCAACCTATTGACCTTGGATATAGAAGTCTTTCTCTCTTAAATCTCTCATACTTCTTACAAAACTGTTCACACATACTAAATACTACTTCATCAATCTTTTTAGAACGATTTACCTTAACATAGAAGTCCTTTACCTTCTTTGGAATATTTAAATACGTAGCAGTAATTTCCATATCGAACTCATTTTCGATTGCCCAACGGTACATTGTCATTTGAGGTAAATATCCCTTAAAGTCATTACACTTTTCGGCAGTTGGTGAACCAGTCTTGTAGTCAATAAGATAAATCTTATCATCACGGTAGTCAATTCTGTCTATAATATACTTCATTTGCATTGGAAGTTTCTTTCCTAATGACTTAACAAATATATCACGCTTACCTTTATGTTCGGTTAAACATTCCAAGGAGTTGTCATCAAGTTCTCCACCAAGATAGTCCAGATGTCGATTAAAATAGTGATTAACGTATTCTAAAACCTTTTCATAACTACCATCAGTACATACTTCTTCTGTGAGTTCTACTGCTTTTTCACGAGTACGTTCTCCCTTTGGGAGTTGATAGTACAGTTCCATGACCTTGTGAAAATTAACTCCTCGAATATTCATTTCTCCTGTATTATAAATCTCATGGATAAGACTGCCAAATGGATTTTCATTAAAGGATTTCAAGAATGTTGGAGAGAAGTAATCTGTGTTATACTTTCGGTAGATATGTTCTACGTTTGAACCATATCCAAATTTAACCATTGTATCTGTCTTGTGATATTCTCTTAGAAGTTCTATAAACTCCCACATATCATCAAAAAGTTTAGTTGTATCTGCCCATCTATATTTACCTGTAACCACAGAAGAAACAAGATAATCCTTACCTTCAATCGTTTTTATTTCCATAATTTACTCTCCTTCAGGGCTATAGGTGGGGAACATTCCCCACCAATCTACTTACCCTTCTTGTTTAATACCTTAGTCTCACTCTTTCGAATTTGACCGTCAATTTTTTCTACACAGTCAATAAAAGCTGTTTCATAGTTCTCATTTTCTGTTTCTGCGAACCAGTCTAACACCTTAATATGTACTGTGTGAAGTTTCTTGTTGAAGTTGTGTGTGATTAGGATTGGAGTATCGTCTTTAATAAAAGACTTATGATTTCCTAGTCGGTGCAACTTCTTTTCATTGAGTACTTTAATTGTTTCGTTAAAGAACCCTGTTCTGTTTGTATTAAATTCAATTACCATAATTATTTTCTCCTATTGAATATTGTTGTTGTATAGACTTAGATGCCTAGTTCTTTCTTCATAGCATCAAGGTTTAACCCCAATGTCTTTTCTTCCTTGATTTGTGCCTTAGCAATTTCTGTAAGTATATCTAATCGAAGTGTATTATCCTTACCAGATACCCACTCATGTAACACAGACCTTAGTTCTGCTATATGAATTGGCTTTGTAGTAGAGTGTTCCCACATCTCATCTCTTACGATTGTAATAGGAGTTTTCCCTACAATACATACCATACCATCAATACTGTCAATTTGAATACCTGCTCGACTAAATACTTTATTCCAAATAGGTACAGAAGAGTGAACTTCAAGTATTTCTTTACCCTTAGCAGTTTCTATAATAGATTGACCATCTATTGCTAATTCTTGATTAGGTTTAACTTTTATATTCTTAGCATCTAAAATAAGAACATGTCTACCATATACTAATAATACATCAGTATCAGGTATATAGTCAAGTGTATTATTGTCTTGTTCATAAGATAAACTAGCAAATGCTACAATCCCCTCTAATTTATCATCATATTTTAGAAGGGTTGATAGATAATCACATAACATGGTTTCTCCATCAATTCCAGCTTTCGTTAATGCTATTTGAGTGTTTAACTCTACATCATCAACTAGCCAATCTGTAACATCATGTACTGTACCATTTTTCTTCTCTTCTAGTTGTGCTAATGTCTTTTTTAAGCCGAGTGCAGGATTTCCAATGACAAATAAACCACTTCTTAAATGATTTCTTACTGCTATTGCTAATTCCTTGTCCTCAGCCTTAATATTACTCTGGTCAAGCTTCACTTTCTAATACCCCCCTTTAAAGGAAAGAGTGAAAGATTTTACTCCTTCACTCTCTTGTTTTTAACTACTGCGCCTAAACCAAGTAGTGATAACATTCCCATTAATGAGAACATTCCAGCATTTGTATTAACGCCTGTAGGAATATCGTCATTCTTTTCAAAGATATGCACAACGTCACCATTTTCCTTAGTTTCAGTTCTTACAAGTTTGTAACCGTTGAATGTGCCAGGGTCTTTAGCACCCTTTTCATTTGGCTTTAATTCAGCACCTGTAGTTGTTTTCCAAGATGTATTCACTTGACGATAAACATGCTTAATAATACCATTTTCTAAAAGAAGTTCAGTATTCTTAAATGAATAGTCTGGGATAGATTTAGGATTTTGCTGTCCTACATCCTTAGATGATAGTTCCTTACCACTTTCATCTACATAGATTGTGTGTAAGAGTTTGTAAATGTGCTTTGTATTACCCTTATCATCAACTTCTGTTGTGCGGAAGCTATAATCAACAAAGCCCTTTTCCTTATGTGTACCCTTTTCAGTAGGAGCTAATTCCTTACCTTCTTCTGTTACATAAGAAGTCTTAACCTGACGGAATACATAAGTAACATTGTCCTTATCATCCTTCTTAGTTTCTACATAGTAGTATTCAGGAATTGGGTCACCGATTTCTACTGTCTTACTTCCCTTAACAGGTGTCTTTAACTCATTACCATCTTCATCTACCCACTTAGTTGTGTATTGACGGAAGATATGAGTAACATTGCCATCTTCGTCTGTTGTTGACTTAACGAAAGAATAAGAATCAATATCACCATGTTCCTGAGTTGTGTTACCTGTAACCTTATCCTTTAAGACATTTCCTTCTTCATCAACCCAGTTAGTGTCATACTGAACAATTTGCACACGTCTGAATCTAACTTCTGTATTCTCTACTTCTGCAGGTGCATTTGTAGGAGCAACAGGATTTGCCATATTAGGTTCAACTGGAGCAGTAGGTTCTACAATAGTATTTAATGTAGGTTCTTCTGGCTTAACAGGATTTTCTAGTGGAGTTGGTACTTCTTCGTATGTAGGTTCTTCAGGAACTTTTTCATACTTAGGTGTAGGAATTAAACTCTCATCCCACACTGCTGGTGGAGTTGGTTCATCCTTAAACTCGATGTATTGGTTATTTAGACCGAAACCACCACCTGCACCACTCCAAGATGCAGTAACTGTATCACCTGTAAAGATACCAATACTGATACCACGTTGCACAGAATAGTTATTACCAACTGTAGCAGGGTCATTAGGAAGATTACTATGGTTTAGGTTTGCCATATGTTCATCACCGAAAGTCCAAGCAGTATAATCGTTCATTTGTTGAACTTTTGTATAACCTTCTTGTCCTTCAGTAATACCACGAGCCTTATCTGAAGGTGCGATAGGAACAATAGCCTTTACAATACCATTAGAAGAAACACCTAAGTTTTCTCCTGCTTCCAAGTCACCTAATACGAACATACGAACCAACTTAATTGGTTTTCCAGTAGCCTCGTCATAGAATTGATATGTTGCTCTTGCACCATCTTCAAACGCACTAAGAGTACCATCCTTACGGAATGTATAAACTGCGCTTGCACGTGATTGATGCCACTTACTTACTGTTACGTGAGCAGAAATAGTCTTACCACTAGCAGTTGTACCAAGATTATGTAAGTCAAACTTTAAGAAGTTATCAACTACTTGACCTTGTGCAGCTAACTTATAGTTATGACCATATTGGTTGTCATACTCTGTAACACGAGAATCCTTATAAGTAATATTCATGGTTGTCTGGTTAGTAATACCAATATCACCTAATGAGTATTCATATCCAAGCTCTGCTAACTTATCCTTGTTATACATTGTGTAAACATTGTTGAAATACTCAGTTGGACTACCATTACCGTAGTTATGGAAGTTCATTTGAGACGCATCAGGTGTTCCCATTACAGCAGACTGATTATTTGCAATCCACCAGTTCTTATACACTACTGATTCACCCTTATCTACTGACCTAGCACTATCATTGTATGTACCACGTACTACAATACCTTGACTTTCACCGTCTAATAATACTGGGTTGTTTTCGATAAAACGGTCATACTCACTCTTTTCCTGTTCGTAACGAGTTACTTCTTGGTCGTGAGCATTTTTAGCATCCTGTAATTGCTTTTCATAATTGGCTTTGATTTGCTTGTTGCTTGCAGTAATTCTTGCTACATCATTCTGCCAATTTGTTTTCTTTGTTTCATTACGATTTGTAACATCTGCAATCTCTTGATTACGTTGATTGTATGCTGCTAAATCAGTGTCATATTGTTGTTTCTTGGCATTGTATTCAGCAGTTAAACGTTCATTTTCAGCCTTTAATTCCTTATTTCTAGCAATATCAGCATCATACTTTTCCTTTTGTGCAGAATATAAAGTCCATAATTCATCATATGTAATCTTATCCTGCTTGTACTTTTCTAATGCCTCGTCATATGCCTTTTTCTGTGCAGCATACTCTGCTAACTTTTTATTAACTTCCGTCTTTGTTGTTTCTAGTTGAACCTCTTGTTCACTTTCACGTTGCTTTGCTTCCTCTTCTGTGTGTACTGTGATTGGTTCATCTTCCACAATCTCTAATTTTGGATTTTCTCTACGTAATTGTTCTACAAACTCTAAGAATTTTGGGTCTGTAATGTCCTTTGTCTTTACCTCTGCAAAGACAGTTAATGGACTTAACAATGTAGAAGTAAGTAATCCTACTGTCAATAACTTTCTTAACTTCATTTTTCTCCTTCTATCACCAGTTAGTTTAACGACATACCGCACGGTTGAAACGAGTTGAACACTTAATAATATTTGCATTAACAAACTGTTCAACTGTCATATCTTGAACATCCTTACAATCTCCAAAGGAATTATAGTCTATCTCATAGATACTCTTTCCTTTGATTCTTTGCTTTAATTTTTCTCGTGCATTTTTACCACGTTCATCATTATCTAATGCTAAAATAATCTTTCTTTGTGGTAACTGTTCTATTTCTTTTATCTGTTCCCATGAACCAAGACCATTCAACGCAATTGCATATTTACCACAAGTCCAGATGAATAATGCATCTAATATTGACTCACATATATAGACTTCCTTTGCATTTGTCTTAGAGAGTTCATATATCCCATATAAAGGTTTCTCTACACTCTCTGGATAATGAAAGTACTTTCTATCTACTGCACGTTTCGCAAAGAATAATATATTACCAGAGATGTCTTTAACAGGAAATGTAATACAATTTGTATATTTATCATATCCTACATCAAACATCTCTATAATATCATCAGTTAGTTTTCTCTCATACATATATGGGTGCCTTACATTAAAGTATTTGAGAGTTTCTTTGTCTACATATTTTGTAGTATTACTTGGTCTCTCTAAGGTTATACCCCAAGACCTAGTAGAAACATTACTACTATCAAACTTTTCTCGTAACCAAGTAGTTCCATCTTTGTCAAGACACTTTGTAATAAGTTGTGGAATTGTCTTTACTGCACCACAAGTAAAACAATGACATATACTACCATCTTCCTTAATTCCCATAGAGGGAGTATTTTCTTGTCCATCCTTATGAAAAGGACATTGAACCATTCTATACTTACCACTCTTTTTAGGTGGTTTTACTAAGTAGTTACGATGTTCCATTGTTATGTCACTTCTTAGTTCACTTAATAAAGTATCAATATTTGTACCAATGTCCATATTTTCAATTCTCATAATACACCCCTAACTATTAAGCAAGCCCGTTATTTCTTCACTACTAAGAAATTCCTCTAAGTTATAAACTCTAATATAGTTTAAGTTATTCTTCATTGCAGTATTGTATTTCTCTACATCTCGGATAGTCCAGATATAATATGCCTTATTGCTGAACTCACTATCACTATTTAACCATTTATCTGCCTTAGCCACATCCTTCGCATTATTACAATCAAACGGATGTTCTCCGTGTGTCCAATGCAAGTTTAATTCAATATATGTATCAATCTTAGGAATGTAGAAATCACAGAAGTATGGGTATAATTCACTCTTATATTGTGGGATATACTCTATACCATGTTCTGACAAATACTCTTCGAATAACTTTTCCGATTCGGATTTAGTCTTGTCATAAATCTTTAAAACAGAATCTCTAAGTTGGAAGGTATTCTCTACCCCATACTTCTTCAACAGTGATTTCTTTCTTGTCTCTTTTTGAGAATCAACAACTTCTTTTGAATGTGATTTCTCTATCACTTCTGGTAGTTGAAATACATTCCTAACCCCATACTTCTTTTGAAATGTTCGTTCTTTCTTTTCTTTAACTTCATCTAGCTGAGAAATATTTTCCACTCCATATTTTTCTAGGAAAGTGTTTCTAGCACTGTCCGCCATCTTTTGTTTAACTACTGGGTCATCATTTATGCACTTATTAGAACAATATGTAGAATATCCTCTAGAAATACTATTAAATCTAGTTGGATTACCACACATTTTGCAAACTCCTTCACCGGACTTTTTAATGTACATATCATAATAATGTTTAGTAGAGATGTTGTTTCTACTTAAATGACAGCCAAGGGCCATATGGGATTGAAAACCTCTCCCACAATCTTTACACACTATCAATGATTCTTCTGAGTTCTTGTGTTTCTCCACGTTTTTCCATCCTCTCCAAACTATAAAGTAAATCTTCATATATACCATTTAAGATACTTCCATCGATGTTGGTTAGGTAATTCTTACTCGCCAATAGTTGCTTTGCTTCTGAACATGCCTCTCTCGTGTAGAGTGCTACGATAGATAGGGAATCGCCGTCTACGTCCGCACTTAAACTAGAAAAGACAATAGGGTTTAACTGGAATACATATCTATCTCTATCTTTCATACTAAACTGAGGTATCATACCAATTGTAGAACCTGCACCGATTGTTGGCATACGATTTAACAAGCAGTAGTATTCACCTTCAAGTAATTCACTATTAACTGCATCAATATCTGTAATACCAAGCACTGTATATTTATTATATAAGTTAGGATATAAATACTTAATAAAGTAACTTCCAATCAATACCACATCTTCATCAAGTGAGAAGTTGTTTGTAATAACTGCTCTACACATACCATCTACAGGATGACCTTTTAATTCTAATTGAACCTTACTACGTTTACCATCTTGCATAAGGGAAATCAATTGATTATAGATTATCTCTAAATGACTAATGATATGATTCTTAACTGCTAACTCAAACCAAATATCTCGTTCTTGAATTTCTGCACAGTAAAAGTCATATCTATTTTTAAGACGGATAATATCAATATATGCTTGATTAATCTTTGATAGATGATATTTACCTGTTATCTTATCTTTAATTGGGGGTCTATATTTTGGATGAATAACACAAATCTTACTTTGTACATTTAAGTTGTACTCTTCTTCACTCATACCAAAAACTGCAAGACATGCTTCCTTGCCAATTAACATCTTTGAGGTGTCATACTTGGTTAAATCACTTGATAGGTCTAACTTGACGTATTCACCATCATAAATAAACCCATTGTAGTGTAATAAATCTCTAAACAATTCAGACTTATTTGTAAGAGAATATCTAGGAATACATAATTCTCCAAAGTCAATATACCCATAGTCTGTATTAAGTTTATGGTCTACATATCTAGGGAAGATTTTATAACTAAATATGCCATTTTCATCAAAGGCAAATTCACCATTTCTTTGTACCACAGACTTTTCAAATAATCGTGATGAGGTAACTTCTTTAGCAGGATTATCTTCAATCACTAAACGCTTTATCTTCATTTATCTCATCCCCCTCATCTTCATAGTCTAACTCATATCCAAGGACTTTAAAACTATCCTCAATCGCTAAACGTGGTTTACCAATCTTATCAGGTAATTCTCTAGTTCTTTGTAACGTCATTGAACTGTAGTCCATTCTATTACTTCTTAGGTCTAACTCTTTCATAATTGCAGTACAGCCATTTGCCGCTAAGTGTAATAACTCCATCTCACCAAATCTTAAACCACTTGGAGAAATATGAGTAAATGCATGATGGTGTATTCTCATAATATTATTAAGACCTAATGGAATACGCATTTGTTCTCCATTGTATTCAACAATAGACTTCTCTGCATAGTCATTCATTTCTTTTTGATAACGCTCTACTGCAATAGATGCAAAGTCCTCACCTTGTTTAAATTCAACACCACTGGCAAGAGACCAAGCCTCAAAAATTTGTCCTAGTGAAACACGTCTAGTGGTACTAAACCCAGAAATAATTATCTCTAACGGTTCTGCTTTCATATTACCAACCTTATTTAATAATTTTGGCATTTTATCATCAGGTAAAATTAACCCAACAGTTCCTTTTGCACCATGTAAGTTAGTAATCTTGTCACCTAATCTAAAAGGAATTTCCCAAGATACAAATACTCTAATAATATCTTCAATATATTCCACTCTATCTACATTAAGGTTCTCATATGCTTCACCAACAATTTCACCCTTTGTAAATAGTTCTTCAATACGATTATATACTAATGATTGTTCTTGTTCACTACCCTTTTGGATATAGAAAACCTTACTACCCTTTGTACGTAATCTCTCTGCAAAACTTTCGGAGATAATAATACTATCTGCATAAGAATAACCCCCTAAATCACAGAATCCAACTCTTGCAAGTATTCTATGCGACATACCATCAACTTCTTCCTCTAATGGTACAGATTGAGAAGTTAGTTTAGCGTTCATCATAATACGCTTTGCCTTATCATTATTACAGAATGGGGCAGAAGATAAACATGATAATCTAATCTCCTGTGGTTTCTTATAGTAGTAGAAGAAGTTTTGTTCTTTCTTACCTTCTTCTGTGATATACAGCATACCATGTCTTACAAATACATTATCTAGTAATAGTCTTTGTCTACCAGCCTCACCAGATGTAACAGTTCTAAAACTATCAAAGATACCGATAGTATCATCATAAGTAAAAGCAGGCTTATATCCTGTATCAGACCTATAGATATTACATACAGTTCTGAAACTCTCCAATGCTTCAATCTTAGAAGTAGTTGCAGTTAATGCTCCATCTAATAAGTTTCCACCTTCACTAAACAATTTCTTAGGACTAACAAACATTCTGTTAATACCTAACAGTTGTCCTGTTAATGGTTTTGCGAACTTTGTACCCTTAAAAATAATGTTTTCAAAGTATTCTAGTCGCATATACTTAAAAGCAAATACACTATCATTAGGAATAATTGGCATATTTCTCATAGCCTCTTTAAATGTACTTGCAGTTAGTTCCTTATCTAAAAATGCCTGTAATAAGCACTTACTTCTATATGATAACTGTGAATTGAAGATAACATCATTATCTGGTTCAAACACATTCTTAGTTACTAAAACAGTGAACTCGTCTTTATCAATAAAGTACTTCCAACCCTCACCAATGATTGTATTTTCATCTACTTTACTAATGATGGTATATAAATCTCTTAGTGCAGTAATTCTTGGAGTATAGTGTGCATAATTAACTATCCAAGATAAATCATTTGAAGGAGTAGGGAAAGCACCAATCTTACACAATTTATACTTTCCCTTATCATCATATTCAGCATACATATCAATACACATGTTTCTGACATTTAACTTTAGTTGAAAACTGTTAGGCTTTCTCTTTGCAACATCTTTATCTAATCTGTCAGAGGAGTTTAGGTGTCTTACAAGTTTACATGGTTTATCACTGTTCCAATACTTTGCACAACACTCATCTATGATTGCTTGTATATCAGAAAAAGGTAAGGTTTCATCAATAGGTTCTACGCCAAACAGTTTTACATTTTGCTTTTTCCAATACGCTAATTCCTGTTTATAAAGTTCAGTTATATTCACAAATTTCCCTACCTCTCTAAAAAGCAATTACTTACTATTTTCACGACTTTCTTCTGCATTCTTAACCATCTCGATTACGAACTTTGGAAGATATGCTTTAACTACATCATGTGTATATAAGAATAACTTACAGAAATCTTCATAAGTCATACCCACACTAATCTTTGTATCTGGTTCTCCGTCTGGTAGAATAGCCCCAGTTTCTGTTACTTTACCATTTCCAATAGATGTATTTACATATAACTTATTCTTATATGATGCTACATACATCTTTCTTGATTCTGGCTTTCCATCTCTGTTCTTAGACTTTGGAACACCATTGATTACGATTTGGTATCCCTTATCTTGAACCATCTTAAATAGTCTACCAGTTGCAATATCGTTTGCAACAAGTGAAATAGTAGCAAAGTCTACATAAATATCAATGTTCTTCTTTGTTTCATACTCAAAAGCCTTGAAATGTACCTTTTCAATTCCAAAGCTGTCTAAGTATGCAGAAATAACCTGCTTTGATGTACTTACTTCATAAATCTTATTTAAGTCAAATTCATTTTTTCTTTTCATTAGTTTACACCCATCCTATCTTCTCATAGTATAACATATCAAAAGAAAAAAGTAAATACCTACGTACTTACTTTTGAAAACTTTTTTCACATTTTAGAACACATCAGTAAACTCCGACGAATCTTTGAATTTACCTGTTAATTCTCCACTGATTTCTGCATCGTGTTGTTCTAAACCACTTGCCTTATTAGGTTTATATTGGAAGAATCCCTTATCAACATCCCAATCCCACAATAGTTTATTACCTACAACACCATTACGTTGTTTTAGAATTGCTAACTCTAATGTATTGGATGTCTTTCTCATCGAGAATACTTTAGATGCATTGTGTGCAAATCCATCACTTCCACGTACTGTTTCTAGTGTAGGTGCAGTAATAACATCATCACCAGCAGCCTCACGATTTGCCTGTACAACACCAATAATAGGAACACCAATTTCAACTGATAGTTCCATAATATCTTCACTAATACTTGTTAGTCTTTCGGTGGTGGATTCTTTACTTCTACCACGTTCGTTCTTTAAGTATGTCATTCCATCAATAACTAGGAAGTCTAACTTGTTTTCAAGTACCCAACTTTTAATTGCTGAGACAGTTGTATCTTTACCAAAACTCTTAGGAGTAGTTACCAAGAACTTGTTTTTATGCTTTCTTAAATCCTCGATATACTGCTTATAGACTGCTTCTTCATCCCCTACATCTATTGCATTAACCAACATACTATTACTAAAATGCTTGTACATTGTATCAAAACGATAACCAATAGACTCACCTGACATTTCAGGAGAGAAATAACCTACATTATATCCTTGTTCCCAAACAGAAATAGCAATCTTCTGACTAATCCAAGACTTCCCTTGGTTAGTTCTTGCAAAGAGTAAGATAAATTCTTCTTTACGCTGGATACCACCTGTCACCATGTCTAGTTCAGTAAGACCAGTTTTGAAGAAGTACTTATCTCGATTGTTCTTTCTGTCAATTAATGTTTCATAACGCTTTTCTGCATCTTGAATAATATCCTCACCAACTACACCAAAGTTTGTAGGTAAAGCACTCAACTCTTTAAGAATGTAATTAACACCAATATTACTATCTTCATTTACTAAATCTTCTGCCTTATTTAAAATCTCTCTTGCACGATTATAGGTGTAAGATTCTCTAAGGGCACTGATTAAGAAGTCATTAGACTCACTTACTTGAATGAGTTTAAAGTCTGGGAATTTATTTTTAAATGTTGCTACATCAGGAATAGTGTTATACCTATCAAAGTGTGCTTTAATGAACTCATATTCTTTAGTATAGTTAGGGAAGTAGTCTACACTAATACCACTAGCAGATAATAAACTGTATTCTTTTGAAACAATTAGTTTACTTAAATACTGTAATTCAATCATACACTATCCCCCTATAATACTATTCCACGAACATCTTTTCCAGTAAATACTGCAACAATAGAAGAATTATATACTCGACTGGTTAATCTAGCTCCCAACACTTTTAATAACTCATCCTTTGACACTACATTACTTGTATAGATGTTCGATTTCTTATTAATTGTTCGACTATCAATCAAAACTAATAATTGATTGTATTCATAGTCAGTTAGAGGAGTGGTTGCAATATCATCCCATATAACAACATCACTCTCTTTAATCTTTTCAATATACTCATCTGACACTGGATTATTAAAGTTCTTTAGTTGTCTTAATAAAGTGGGTACATGAACAAACAGTCCAACTGAATCAATCCCAGAGGTACTCCACTTCTTATCAAAATAACTAAGCATTAACTTAATAGCCCAAGTCGTCTTTCCTGTACCACTTTCAATAGAACTAAGAAAGAAGTTATATCCATGTTCAATATACTTATCAATCTTACGTTGAATATCCTTTAACTTTCCAAATGTTCTTTTATCTTCTTCTGTTGTAGGGGTTAGTCTATCTGGATACCATTGTGCTTTTGGCAGTTCAGACCGTTCTAACATATCTACAATTGTTCTATATCTTACACAGTTATGACAATCTAAATGGCAAATATCTTTGTACCAACAATCTTTATTTCTTTCCATCAGAACGTCTCCTTTGTACTCTTAATGCTCATCAATTCTTCTTCTGTAAAAGAGGAACTAACTGTATTATCTCTACTCTTCTTATAGTTATCTTTATGATATGGGTAGAACATTCCCCACTCTTTATCAATACTTTGAATAATACTTTCAATCTTTGTAGGACAAGAATCAAGAGATTTCAAAATGTTCTGAATATGTTGCTTACCAATCAATTTGTGATTGTAAAATTTAGATGTTTCTGGTGGATTTAATCGCAAGTTAAAATATCTCATTAACTGCTTTCTTTCACCATCATCTGTTGTATAAGCGTTCACACACTCTGTTATAATATCTGGTAATGCTTTTGACTTCTTCTTTTTCAACTTTTTACTAGGTTCTTGGATAAATGGGTTATCGGATTCTACAACCCCACTATCTTTATGTTTGATAGGATTTATTAGCAGTACATACTCGTTTTTCTTCAACTCAATGTAACCATTTTCAAGCAACTCATTGAAAGCATTTTCATCTTCCACATCAATCCCAGACATCATACAAGCATAAAATCCTTTTGCACGTAAGGAAAGTGATGTATCAAGTAATGCTTTCTTAGGTATTGTTGTATATGAAATTTGTGTTTGTACTCTCATTCGAGGTCATTCTCCCATTCTTCCAACTGACTTAGAACATACTTTCTTCCCTTTCCTTCAGAAGTTTCTGGGGAGATGTGATTGTTCTTCAGTTCTTTAATAATATTTTTGTTATCTGTGATATAAAAAGTTGAATTTTTAATCTTATTATTAACCATGTATCTCTTATAAAAACTTATAAAATTGTTATTTTGGTCAGGATTAAAAATACTAATTGCTTTTCTGAATAGCAAATAGCGTTCTTCCATATCGGATACATCTTGGTATCCTAGATATTTTGTTCGTTCCCAGACATACATATAATCTTTACGTCTGATTGCTTGTAAAATATCAAATTGATTATTACTCATCAATAATACCTCCTAACCATTATTCTTAGTCAAGTCGGCTGGATTTGCACCAACACTTTCATTATTTGAATGTGCTACTATTACACAACAACTTGAAGTTAGGGAGTATAATTTACTCCCATTATAACATTGAACTAACCATTGTCAATAGTTAGTCACAAAGAAATTCTACCCAATCTTCTTTAAAAATATCTAACACTTCTGTATTTGAAGTATCTGGTCTATTCTTCTTTCCAATTGGTTTCATGCTAACCCCAGTTACTACATGTTTAACTTGTAGTTCTTCTTCATCTGGAATCTCTAATTCTTTTCTGATTGCTTTACGGATTGCTTTATGTTTCTCTGCAAACTCTTTCTTTGATTCTAATTTTGTATATTTTGGTAAAGTAGCCTTATCAATCTCGCCTAACTGTTCATTACAAATTAGATAACCAATAACAGCTTCTTGAAGAGTAAACTTATGATTTGGTATGAAAGAGGATTTAGATGCTGTGAAATCGTCTAGTGAATCCGTTACTTCTTTTGTATCAAACTCATTTAGGTGTGAGTTTCTGTATTCATACCACTTTTCATCTGCATAAATTAATCTATCAGCATAAGGGCCACTTAATTTAGCACTAGCGTCTTTGTCAATTACTTCCTTTACTGACTCTCTTGTGTAAATATGTTCTGTATCTAATTCTATAATTCTTTCTTTGAAGAAAGCCTTACCAACTGTGTATAATCTATAATAGAAGAATTGAGTGAATCTTCCATCTCGATAGTACTTATCTGGTAGTCTTTCTAATTCTGTTTCTTGTAACATCCCGTATAAATCCTTACTAATGACCGGATATATTCATTTCCACACCTGAATCTAATTACCTTATCTAAACTATCTGTACGATTACGAACTTCCTCGGTAAATCCTAGAAAGAAAGAATCGGTCATATAACTTAGTCCATCAGGTAATACGATTGTGTTTTGAGTATTCCAGTCAATCTTATCTTTAAGTAAATTCCACACACTTTTTCCAAACTCTCTACCACTTAGGTAGGCTTGGTTAATTTCTACTTCAATCATTATCTCATGTAGATTTCGATGACATCACCATGTAAAACTGGCACATATTCCTTATGGTTTTTCATAAAGAAATATTTATTGTAACTCATCTTACCCCAGTATACTACTTCTTCTTCGTTGCTTTCATCAGAGTTAAACACCTTACTGTCCTTATGCAATAACTCTGCAACAAGACATCTACTCTCATTGTCATAATAATAGTCAGTATTTTCATCCTTGATGATAGTATATCTCTTTGAGTAACCACAGAATGATAATACATGTAGTGCTAAATCACCATCTAATTGGTTGAAGTTTAGTGCAATATCCTTTGTATTGTTACATACTAATTTACTGTGAGTCCCTAAGAAGAACTTTAAGTAAATGTTACGAGGAATCTTAAACTTCTCACTTTCAATTGCAGGAATACTTACCAATGCATAAGGATTGACATTGCCTGCAGGTGTAACACATGTTTGACCTGTTTCTCCATCTTTGTAAAAACTAATCGGAATCTCCCAATATAGATTACAATTAGGGAAGAAGATACGATGTCTAGCCATGAATCTTTCAAATCTAATCTGTCTAGCGTTATCTGACTGCTCTAATGCCATCTCTGTGAAACTATTACCTGTTTCATCATACATTAGTTTTGCTTGTGACAGAGAGTTAATCTTAACCCCTGTATTCTTTTCATAATACAATCTATTCACCTGTAAAGCAAAGAATAGGTATCTAGCCTCACTAAATAATAGTGGGATTTTAAATGAATCAGATACAGTCAATGCACATACTGCATTACTATATACACTAGGAGTAATCTCATCATGGAAAATAATTTCTGATAAGGTATTAAAATCCAGTGTTTTAAATCTACTCTGTAATTCTAAATCTGATTCTAATCTGTTGTAATACTTCTCGTTGGAAATATGTGAACTCTTCAACTTATACATGAATCTCGTCTTGGAACATCTTTCTTGCTGCCTGTAACTTCTCTAAATCTTCCTTACTTAATTGATTGTTGATTGCTTTTTCATGGAATGAATCCTGTTGAATGTCAATTTTTACTGTTTCTTCTAACGTCATGTTTCGCCTTTCTTCTTTAAAATTCTGCAAAAATAGCCTTTATAATATCATTACCACTAGTCTTAAATTCCTTATTGCTAGTAGAGTAAATATCAACTCCAATAGACCATTTTGATGGAGTAAATAGTGTTCCAGTATCTTCTAAGCGATTAAATATATAAATATCTTCATCTGCAATTCTACCACTTAGATAATCTGGTTTAATATAAATCAATCTTTGAGCAAATGTGTCAGGTAGATACAATTCTTTTGTTTCCTTAGCAACTTGTAACATCCTCTTCTTTAACTCACCCTTTGAAATAGTTAGATGTGTTGTAGTCATTCCATCTATCTCTAATACATTATAAGATTGTCCTTTTTCTCTTTCTCCAATAATATATACTCGATAAATCTTATCTACAACGCATAAAAATGTAGGTGATTTAAACCTATCTAAGTAAAACAATTCTAAATGTGGAACACTTTCCCAATCTCTTTCTTCAGATAGAATATGTGATAGTTCCAATGCTTGTTTTACTAATTGATTATTCCCACTTACGTAAAGTAGTCCTTCAATTACATCTTTTGTTTTCACTTACCGATTTTACCAATTACAAATTGTCTATCTTTAAAGAATCCACTTAATGCCCCAACTCTATCCATATCACTAAATGATACGATAGCACTAAATAAGCCACACTTAAAGATACATTCTCTACTATGCTTATAAGGGAATGTAAACTCGTATAGTTCGCCCACGTTGTCTGGATTAAAGATTCTAATTGTATCTGTTCCGTGTTCCTTAACCAATTCATACAAGTAGATGATGTAATCTTTAATTACAAAATCCAACTGTCTCTTTGGCATGTCAATGCAATCAAGTTTTAGCATGATGTAACTTCTTGTCCCCAAAGGTTAATAAGGAACTTTGTTTGTTCTAATTGCTCTTTGATTGTCTTATATTCATTACTATTTTTATTAATTAGTGGTAATGTTGCACGTAGAGTACTATCCAACTCATAAAGTACTTTATTTATTGGTCTAAACTTGCTACTTTGCAGCACAATCTTGTTTACAGTGTTTCCACCATTTGTGCAGGTAGCATATTTTTTCTCCTGCAATAAATATTCTTTAACTGTCATATTATTCTTCTTCCCTGTTTCGTAGGAACTCTAAGAACAGTTTGAAATCTTTTTCTTCTAAAATGTAAAAGTTTTCTTTTTCTCCAAAGTTAAATGAGATTACACTGTGGTCTTTTCCCATGAAATGGCATTCATCTCTATTTTTAGTAATCCATTCTTTCTTGATACTAAAGGATTTCTTTGGTTCTACACATGTCTTACACTCAATTAACATGGAAACATCTTTTACATCCACATCACCCTTTTGCCACATGGTAGCACCACTGTTCTTCACAGTAGCACCACCCGTAGCTTTTGCAACATTATTCTCCTGCTTCTTAGAATAATATCTTGTAGGTTTCTTATTGTCTGAGAGTTCTACTTTTCTTGAATGTAATTCTATCAAGATGTCATTTCCTCTCTATCCAATCTCTCCATTTCCTTACGGAACGCAATAGCCTCAGCAGAATTATCGTTAGAAAGTTGTCTTTCCTGTTCTAAGATGACTGATAAATCTTCATCTGATAATAGTGAAACATCTTCTCTACCAGACATAGCAGTTCTTAGTCGTTCAGAATACTTTTCAGTAAAGTCTGGATGTTCTCGTAAGAACTCAATTGCTTTTGCTTTACCTTGGAATTTTATTGGTTCTCCACTCTTTGTTGTTAGAATCTCACCACTTAGGGGGTCAGTCAATGTAATCCACGCTCCTGCCATAGACACATAACCGAATGTTGTTGCAGTTGCAATTAAATCTCCTAAACAATCCATTCCTGTGTCGTATAAGAATGTGATATATCCACCACCACGATTTGTTGCACCTACACGGCTCTTTGTGGTAGTAAATGAAATCTTAAATCCAACCGATTCTTTTACGTTAGAGCTTGAAATTTCCTCTCCCTTAGCGTTGATAAACTTACGAGTACCAAAACGAATCTTAAATGATGGATAATAATTAAGTGCATATCCACATGGCTCGTTATAGATTGTAGCGTGTAGTGTCTTTTCAATACGAACTTGGTTAATAACTAACAAGATATTATTCTTACGTGCAGTAAGCATTGTCATCTTCTTGATAAACACACCCAATGGTTTAGCAATAGATGCTCTCATACCCTTATCTGTTGTAATAGGGCTATCTAACACTTCTTGTGGAATTAATGTTGGTGCAGAATCCAATACAATTATACCAATCCAATCCTGTAACTGTAAATCCACGATTGCTTCTAAAATCTCTTCCCCAGACATTCCATTCACTTCATATCGTAAGAACTTACCGTATTCTGTACTTAGACCTGTCATTTTCTTTAAAAATTCTTCTTGTCCTAATAAAGTATTCTCTACATCCACGTATACACACACCTTATTTGGATTTTCTCTTTGATATTGTGCCATTAAAGCACATGCCCCAAGTGTCTTACCACTATGTTCAGGCCCACTAAATACTACAATCTTGCCATACGGTGTACCACCATATGTGGTGTAGTCAGCCGCTACGCTCCCAAAGCTTAGTCGTCTAACTTTACCAATTTCATTTGATAATCGAGTGCAACCCCATTCCTTATTAATCTTGGTTACATACGAATCAAATGATTTCTTGTCAAACCCTGTTGTTTCTTCCTTACTCATTGTTGTCTCTCACTCCTAAACTAAGTTTCTTTTCTGCACTTCTACTAATTAGAACACTGTTTAATGTGTTTACTAATCTATGTGCCTCATCTAATTTAACGTTCATTAAGTCCTTAACCATTTTGTATAATGAACTTACTGCTTGTTTATCCATTGAATTGATTGTTGCAATACTTGTTCTATCTGCCTGTGTGCCAGAAGCAGAAGAGTATTCTCTTGCGTTCTTTTCCTTTTGCAAGATAGTAGCACAATCACTCATCAAGGAACTTTCTGCTGTATAGTTGCCAAAGAAATAGCATTCAACTGACAGTCTTAGCATTAATTGTCTAATTTCTTCATCAGTCATTGACTCCAACTTTGACATTTCTTTTACAATCGTATCAATTGGTTTACTATACTTCTCGACTGCTTCCTTAGCAATTGGTTGGAGTTGTAGATATGTATGTCTACACTCTTTTCTTGCTTGTTCTATGTCCATCTAATTTCCTCTCCTATTCCAACTCAATCATATCATACGTTTTTAGCCTGTCAAGTGGTTGAAACTGCCTAACAATAGCTCACCAATAGAGCCTATTGTGTTTGTAGGTAATCCAACAACTTCCACGTTATCCTCACATAACACAAAGTTCTCTAACTTATCTGTGGGGATAGTATCACATGATGTAAAGTAAAGATTATTACTATCTCGAACAATCCACTCCATACCATCTCTGTATGTCTTTTCAATCCCCACATTCATAAATAGTTTTCCAGTTTCCCTTTGGTGATGTGGAATTGTTATTAGAACTATAATAGATACAAAGATTTCTGACAGTGTAAGGGATTTTATAAATGAACCACCAAATGCTACCGCCAAGGGTAATGATACAAGAAACCCCCCAAACAAGTGTCCTAGGTAGTATGTTAAGAAGTACTTAAATTTTTCCTCAATAGGAAGTGAGGTATATTTCTCAAAAAATACTTTCTTTCTTACCATGGCAAGGTATTTTTTGATACCCTTTCTCTGTTTGTTATTTATTTCAACCATACACTACCTCTCAATAAATAAATAGCATAACTTACAACCACAAGTCCTTTACAATCTCACTTGCACATTTGCTATCTTCCATAGATACAATGTCAAATCGTAGGTCATAAGGGATTTGTAAGTGTTCTAACTCACTTGGATGGTTCTTTTGTTCCTCTGTAAGACCATTATCATACTCTGTACCATCAAGGTTTAATCTGTTAATCAATACAACTTTAAAGTCAATATCCTTACAGTTTTTAAATAGATTATATTCACATAGGAAACGCATATCAGATAAAAAGAATACTTCCTTATTACTATTCAAAATCTGATTTAATACGATTGCACTATAATAATTATCATTTCCACAAATACCATAATGCTCGGGGTCATCTAATGCTTTTTCATTATAATAATTCTTTACTGGTCTGGATAATGCTTGTAGTAGATTTCTACCTGCAAAATCCTTTTCTCCATCCCAACCTAATGCCTTTGCCTGTTCCTTTAAGTGTTTAGCAAAACTGACATGTTCACACTTAGCATTACATAGTGCTTTAGTGTGAATTACCATAGTATCTTTACCATGTCTAGCCTTACCAATAAAAGCAATTACCAATTTTTTGCCAGTTCTTTGATAGTCTTTCTTTTCTTGTTCAAAACGTTCCTTCAGTTCCTTAGTAACTGGCATGTAGTAACCAAAAGAACTAAGATAAATCTTGTCAATTTCTTCCATAAATTTCCGTACTCCTATATTTATAGCCCTTCTTCGTCTAATGACCCTGTTTCAACCTCGGTATCCTTATAATACTGTAAGTCATCTAAATCATCAGTAATAACGATGTATAGCCCATCAACTGTTTCGTGAGTATATTGATACACATTACTAAAGGTCATGCCCGAATTAAGGTCATCTTTAAATGTAACCTCATACTTAGCTACAACCTTATTCCCATCTAACAATGAGATTGTCTTTATGTTATTATCTTTTAGTTTATTAAACACAGATATTATATGTCCCTTATAAGAAGAATACACGATATTACTAGTATCAGGAATAAATATCTTAACAAAATGTACTGTTTCCTTATATGTAGTGCTTGCACCGTTATAACTTGTATAACTAATGTTCTTAGAGGCAATAATATTGTCGAGAATTAGACTGTCAATATCTCCTACATCAATAGCAAACTTTTCATGGTCAGAGAACATGAATTGAATTGTATCCCATGTACCATCCGTGTTTTCTTCCACTATTTTGAACAACTCACCATACTTAAAGAGTATCTCATCCCAATCATCTCCAATGTATAGTTTGTGCAGCGTAGGAACTTTCTCTAATAACTCATCAAAGTCATGGTATCTCCATGATTCGTCTAGTTTTCCAAACAGTAGAAAAGGAACTTTCCTAAACAGAAAATCCTTCTTACAATATGGAGAATTAGAGTATCCGTAACAAGGTTCAAACACACTTGTGGATAGTGGAAATGCAATCTCTACTGTATCAGTATAGAACTTATCATACACTGTACCGGCATTATGTTCGTAAGGAATATCATTCCAGTCATCTCCATAAATGCCATTAACTGTTTCACCAAGATACAGTTTAACGATATTACCAAAACATTCAAAATCTAAAATCTTTGTCATATAAAAAGTTTCTCCTACCCATATCCTATCATATCAAGTAAATTATGTCAAGAAGAAAAAGAGAGTATCTTACAACTCTCTTACTTTATTTTAGTTCCACTAGTTCCTCTACCAGTTAATGCAATACTATCTGACATTTCAACAATGCCGCAGGACACTATTTCATCATCTTCCTTTAATTTATGTAGCATATATCCACCAGAACCTCGACCCTTGGAAGGACAGTCTTCAACAGATGTGTACTTAACCTTGCTCTTTGACACAGTTTTAATAATGTCTGTAGAAGATACAACGTTCGCATATACAATATCCTCTAGCTTCGTACCAGTGATTAGACCTGAACCGATATTAACTGCTTTTAGCTTATCCAAATCCATCTTGAATAATTCGCCATGTTTATTGATAATAACTAAACTCTTGGTTTTCTTATCATCTTCTGTTATAGGACTAGCAAAGATAATAGACTGCTCTGGGGACTTACAGAATAATCCTTCCTTGAATTTGTTTTTGAATAGGTTGATATTTCCTTTATCAGAAACAACAAGCGTTTCATACCCTGTATCCACAGTAATACCTGCAACATCTCTACCACCTGTAAATGTTGAAATACTTTGTGGTGTATCAAGGGGTAATTGTTCAACTGATATTATCTTACATGAACCATCTCGATGGATTGCAAATAAACCCCCATCAGATTGCACTTTCATCTTAGATTGGTTTGTTTCGTCTATTGATTTATAAATATTATCACCTGTAATATTAACGTAACACTCAACACCCTTAGACAATAACTTACGTTGTTTCTCAATGTCTTTTTGTTGTTGTTTCATTTCTTCTATTGATACACCAACAATTTCAGTCCTTCTTGGAGAGGAAATAATTTTTAAGGTCTCCTTAATTTCTTCAATAATTTCATTATTTAATAGTGTTTCATCATTTAAAATCTCATGAATTTTACTATTTTCTTCAATTAGAGACTTCTGTTTTTGTTTAATCTCAATACTATCAGCTTTCGTTAATTGTTTCAATGTCATTAATAAAATCTGGTTAGCTTGAGTAGAATCAACATTAAATTTAGCTTGTAGTTTTTCTGATGCAATATCTGAGTTATCAGATTTTCTAATAATCTTAATAGCCGCATCAATATCAACTAAAACCTTTAATAACCCCTCTAAGATATGTAAGTCTTTTTCAATAACCTTTAATCTGTACTTAGAACGAAGTGTATAAACATCTTTACGCATTCTACAGAACCCATCAATCATTTCATACATAGATGTATTTGTATGAGGCTTATTGTCAATGATGGTTGTTGCATTTACAGAGTAGGATACTTGACATCTTGTATATTGATATAATTCATCAATGAGTTTATTAAGATTAGCGCCAGCTTTTACATAAATAGCCAGTTTTACTTCACACTTATCTGTTTGGAAACGTCTATCAGATAAATCTTTTATCTCTGATATTTCAGAGAATTTTCCATTTTTCTTCTTTTTATTATCAATGTCTGTAATTACTTGTTCTACCGAAACATTATATGGCAATTCAGTGAAGTCTATTTCGACTCTACCTTTACTTAATTCTTTAATAGAGTATCTACCTCTAACAATAAATTTTCCTTCACCTGTTTCTAAATACTGTTTAATGCCATCAATGCCAATAACAGTTGCACCAGTCGGAAAGTCTGGGCCTTTAATGTACTCATATACCTCATTAGGTTTTTTTATTTTTCCTTGTAGATATGCAATACATGATTCCATGACCTCATCAGGATTATGTGGTGGAATATTACAAGCAAACCCAGTGGCAATACCTTGTGTTCCATTAATAATTCCTAACGGCCATCGTGCTGGTAATGTAAGTGGCATTATTTCATCACCTTGTTCATTAAATGTCCATAAACATCCATGATTTTGAGTATCTCTTACAAGTTCATAGCAAGCCTTATTCATACCAACTTCGAGATAACGAGCAGCAGGCGCACTATCCCCAGTGAATCTTCCAGGTTGCCCCGTTGTCTTTACAAGTGGTACTCTTGAATCGAATGCTTGTGCCCAACCATCTAACACCTTCTTGATTGAACTGTTGTGCAATATGACAAAGTTATTATTGTCAACAAATAAGGCATTTTCGTAATTTTCTACAGTAAAATCGTACATTGGCTCGTTGTTTGCTTCAATAATTTCAATGTTTTTGATTGATATTATAACATTGGAATTTAAAACATCTTGTAATACAGAATCATCTTTAATATTTAGTTGATAATGATATTTTCTGTTTATCTCTTTAATAGATTCATGTGATACTTCTAAATTGTTTAGCAGACATAAACCTACAGCTCTTACAGCACAATTGAATTTTTCACTATACTCAGAATTCTTATGATATTCATTTTTATTAACTTTATCTTTTTCTTCTTTTTGTATAAAACCAATTGATTTAGAACTATCAAATACAGGCTTATTATCTAACAATTCTATAACATCATTTTTAATGTAACCTTTTTTAATTAATGTTGAAATCTTTGGTCTATTATAGAACACGCCAAAATATTTATTATAATTGTCGTTTGAAACCTCAATATTATTTTCTTGTAAATAATCAATTAGTTTCATTGCTCTGTAATATAAATAATGTTTATTTAACTCTTTTGCTAATTCTGAGTTCTTTTTTCTTGTATATTCTCTATATTTTCCCTCAAACAATTCATATCTTCCACATTCATAACCAATTAAATAGTCTTTATGATGTAATGCATGTTCAGCTCTTGTTATTTGTTTGAAATTTTCTAATTCTTGATTATGCTTATTTTCATCTTCATGATGATAAACATAACCTTCATCTACATTAGGTAATAGCTCTTTTGCCATACTAAATAGATTGTGTGCTGTTCTCTTATTCTTTGAATCTAATCTTACATTAATAATTGGATAATCATCTTTATCACCTATTAATTCTCCAGATGCAATAACATCACCTATATTAAGATTCTTTGCTTGTTTATACCGTTTATCAAACATCATAAATGGATGATTGTCTGTACATTCAATAATCATATCGTTAGATAAAGTTATTTTGTATATATTATTTGTGAATTGTCCAATTCTTGCATGGCTTAATACAGAGCGTACTAAACAACCATCTTTATCTATAGAATATACATTATATGTCTTATTTGGATTTTTTAATGTTTCTTCATACATTTCCTTGATAGTTTTTGTTTCGCCATTTACTAAATAAACTTTTGTATCACCACGTAAACAATCGCTATGAGGGTGATATTTTCCCATAATGGTTGCTTGTACTTGACCTTCCTTTACATTCCCCCTATCAGGTCTTAAACCTTGTTTGTACATACCCCAAATACTTCTTAACTGAACAGGCTTTACAAAATCATAATTATAAACAAGTGCTCTATCAAGGAGTGTTGCATAAGCGTACTCCAATCCCCAATCATTCATTACATCGACAATTTCATACTTAATTGGTTCTCTAGTATTTTCTAAAATTTTATCAATATCAAAATCCTTTAGATTTTTACCCATTACTCAACCTCCTCATCAAACTCAACGACTTCCGGTGCATAAGGATTGCTCATAATCCACTCTTTACGTGCATCTGCGTCATCCCCAGAAATCAGGTTAATAATTTCTTCTGCTTTTTCTACATCTTCAATGGTAATCTGAGCAATGCGTCTAGTTTCAGGATTCATACCAACCTCAAATAGAACGTCCTCAGAAGTTTCACCCAAACCTTTGAATCGCTTTATTTCTTTTATTGTTTTCTTTTCTTGTGCAAGTTTTGCCTCGATTTCTTTCTTCTCGTCTGCATTTACACAATAGTAAACCTCGTCTCTAGAAACAATAATCTCATATAGTGGAGATAACATTCTATATAACCGTCCCTGCTTAATTACTTCAGGCATTAATACCCAGAACCACGTTACAAGCAGGTTGGCTATGGCTCCTCCATCGACGTCCGCATCTGATGCAATAATTACATTATGATAACGCATCTTTTCAATATCAAAATCTTCTCCTAAACCACAATCTAAGCACTTGATAATGTCTTGGGTCTCTTGATTTTGCATAATATCTTTAGGAGATGCCTTTAGTACGTTTAAAATTTTACCCCTAATAGGTAAAAGTGCTTGGTAACGAGAGTCTCTAACTGCCTTTAAACCTCCTAATGCACTATCACCTTCTGAGATTAAGATTTCTGAAATAGGACTATGAGTAATTTCACAGTCAACTAATTTAACTGGCATTGATGAATCTCTAAGAACTTTATTCTTCTCTCTATTTAATTCTTGTTGTTCTTGAATACGTGTTCTATTCTTCATAGCAGTAATTACCTTTTTAGCGATAATTTCAACCTCGTCACGATTAGAACCTTTATTCAGCCATCCGATTAGTTGAGAGTAAATACTGTCATATAATGCTTTTTGTAATTCTTTACCACCAAGCAATTGTTTTTCTTGTCCAACGAATCTAGGTACATTGGTCTTTATTGATAAAACAGCAGTTAAACCTTCTTCTACGTCTTTAATAGTGACATCACTATCGTTTCTGCTCAAACCATTCTTCATAGAACGAAACTTTGTGTTAAATGCATCTGTTAATGCTTTTTCTAATGCTTGAACATGTACTCCCCCAAGTGTTGTACGAATATCGTTACAATAGGAGTCAATAACACAATCATATCCACTGTTATAATTAAATGCTAATGAATAGTACAATTCCCTTTCATCATTTAATAGGTCACCATCATTGTACTCTTTGTCAATATATTCAAGTAATGTTTCTCCTATAGCACTCTTAGGGATATTAGGATTACTTTGTCCCTGCCCTTTTTCTCTAAATGCTGTTGCTCCATTAAAATCAATAATCTTTGTAATATTATTTCCAACTTGAATATCAACAAGTTCCTTAATACCCTCTTCTGACTTAAAGATTTGTTGCTCGAATGAACCATCCTCTCGTTCTTCTAGCACTTCCATCGTTGTGCAAGGATATAAGTAGGCGGCTCCCTTAATGCGAGCAATAATGTCTTCTTTATCGAATGGATATGGAACAATAAACCACTTATCATTTAATTTAAACTCAACAGACGAACCATGAGGAAATAGTTTCTTATCTTCCTTTGAACGACTATCTTTTAAGGTAAAAATTTCTGAATTATCTTTAGCAGGTTTGAATACACCTTTATCATCAAATAATCCAGGTACATAGTCTAAGAAGTCTAAAGCGTAAATTTCATTATCTTTAAAAACTCTTACTTTGAACCATTCTGATGTGCCATTTGTACTTGAACCACCTACACCGTTCTGTGATGTGGTAAATTTACCCTTTTGTACACCTTTAAGTGCAGAGCCTGATTGTAGTAGACCGAGTGCCTTAAAAATTCCTGACACCTTGTTTCCATAAGCATCTTCTGAAATATCTGTTGGGATACCTCTACCATTATCCTCAATCTTTACTACACCGTTCTTATAAAACGTTACTCTTAAAAGATTAGCCACCCCAATTGCTACTTCACCTAGGGCATTATCCCAAACCTCCCGAACCGAAACATTTTTCTGGGTTGAGTATGGGTATTCTTCGCAACCACGTTCGTCACCAAAAATTAAATTAAGTCGTGCGCGTAAATGTTGAAGAGGTGTCAACGATTGAATATCAGATGCTTTATAATTTCTAATCTTATCTTCTTTTGTTACTGTCTTTTTCTTGCCCATCTTTTTGTTCCTTTCTCTCATTTATCCAAGTTGTTATATCTTCCATGTTATAAAATACTAAAAGTTTTATTTTATTTTTTCTTGCTGTTTCAACCTTAAGTGGGTCTGATTGAGTCCAAATTTCATAGGCTGAATTATATAACGGATGTTCTTTACCTTTTTCTAATAATACTTTTGCTCTTTCAACATCATCTTGATTGTTTTTATTAAATGGATGACCACCATGAGTGAAAAATCCATTGTATTCTATATATGTGTCTATGATAGGAATATAGAAGTCACAATTGAAAGGATATTCTTCAGATTTATATTGTCTTTTGGCATCTTTAAAAATCTTAACTAATTCATTATATATTATTTCTTCTTCTGATGACGAGTTCCATGTTCCATTATTAATTCTCGTTGTTTGCCATTTTTCTTTTGGTAAAACATCTATATCAATTTTAATTGTGTCTTTTGTCGCGCTCATCGGAGAAATAGTTCCATACTTTTCTAAAAATACTTTTTGAAGAACATTCTTTTGATATTCCTCAGACTGAAAAGAATATTCTGTCCCATATTTCTTTATATTAGTCTGTTTTATTTTGTCTTGAACTTCTTTATTCCCTAGCGCTTTTGATTCACCATATTTTTCAATAAGTGACTCTTCTCTTTTTTCTGCAATATAGTCTATTTTGTATGGATTATCAACACCATATTTTTCTACTAAAACATCTTTTATCTTTTTCTTTCCTTCCTCACTTGAAAAATAGTATTCACTCCCATACTTTTTAAGGTTTGTCTCTTTCGTTTTGTTCTTTAGTTTTTCACATTGCATAGGATGCTCTGTGCCGTACTTTCCCAAACATGTTTGTTTTCTCTTACTTTGAACATCTTTATTTTTAGCAACACATCTACCACAGCAGAATCTACTATATCCATGAATCATTCCATGATAGGTGGTTGGCTTTCCACAGTCTAAACAGAAACCTTCATTTTCTTTCCTTAAATATGTGTCATAATATTTTTGTGTGATGGGGTCATGGGCTTGTCTGACATGAACCATTAGACATCTCCTATTCTTGTATTCTTTGCCACAAATTGAACATTTCTCAATACCACTATCTCTAGCCACCATGTTGTTTCCTTTCTTTTTAAACTAAAACTACGTAATTTGCAATATTTTACGGATAATTGCTTTACTTGTGAAACAACAACTACTTTTCACAATCTTTCTTCCTTTGAATTAATATTCTGGAAAATCTTATCTTTGCTTGACCATTTTCATACAAACATAAATTTCTCATAGTAGGAGTATAATGCCCTTTACCACCACTTGAAAAGAAATCATTGCACCATTGTTTTCCCATTTCACCTATTCCCAATTCAATACTATAAGGTAATCTATCTATTCCCAAAATCTTAAATTGATTAGGATTATATTTCTCTATGAAAGTGATAGGTACTCCCATAATGCCATAATAGTCATAAGGAGTATCTACCACCTTATCTATATTGATGGCATCGAAGTTATGATACTTAATGTAATTTTCCTCTTTATATTTCTTTGTTAGAGTTAATTTCTTAACATTTTCCCCAATATTTGTTATCCATATAGTATTTCTAATTTGATATATACTTCCATCTGGTTTTATATAATTAGCAGGATGTGTTTTACCCGTCCAAACTTTATTTTCTTTAAGCTCTTTAAAGACATTCAGATACTTAACAACATTTATTGTCCCAATAAAGAGGAATTGTTTATTATTTTCAACCAATATATCAAAGAAAGCTCGTATCAAACTAAAAGGTGGATTTGTTACAACAATGTCACACTCTTTTAGTATTTTGATACATTCTTCACTACGAAAATCCCCATTCCCAACCAGTTTTTCTTGACTAATTGTTTTACCATCATAAGTTGTCTTATAGGATTGTTCATTATCAAGGTAAGTAGAAATAAGACATTTTAAACCTAAACCATGGAAGTTATTATAAAAATACTTCCAAAAGTTAGAGTGCTTAGGACTATCACAATTACAATAAATTATCTTATCTTTCAAATAAGGAGAATAATATTTAAGTTCGTTATCTATCTCATGTAGTTGTGTATAGAACTCATCGTTCTTGACAACCATTGCTTAAATTGTCTGTTTTACCCATCAATTAATCCATCCCACAATCGTATCCCCTGTGTATCCTTTTTCAAAGACAAACCAAGCATAAGCGACAGCACTAGATGGGTACTTCTCAAAATCACCATTCTTAGCACAATTTAATCTCCCACTTGCAATATATATATCTAGGTGGATTCTCTTCAAAGAATTTCTTGCGTTCTTTCCCCTCTAAGAATAACACCTTTAAAAACATTGCTACCTTATTACCATCTGGGATAATATCTAAACAATGCTTTAAGATAGGAAGAGCAATCTTATAAGGTGGATTAGTGATAATATCCCCATTAAACCCTTTAATATTAAATACATCTTCTTGTTTAATATCATCAACACCACGATAGATTAAATCAGTTGCAGTTACGTTATACCCATGAGAAACAAGAACATCTCTAATATGTCCCATACCTGCACATGGTTCTAATATGTTTTTATTAAATGTTTCTTTTTCCAATAATAATTCAGTTGCTTTTGGTTCTGTAGCGTAGAAATCATTTTCTTCTCTGTCATCAACAAGACACCTAGCACCAATTGTAATAAAAGTATTTGTTCTTTTCATTGTACTCTCCTTACTTACTTAAGTCCTCTTGAACATCTTCCCACCTCTTTTTAGGGGTGTATAGCCATAAGGAAAGGAGTAAGAATAGAATTGATGCAATAAGACGGAAATTTTGTGAAGAAACAGAGTTAGTATAGTATACCCCTACCGAATTTAATAATGACATGTTAATACATATATTACTCATTCTTAAACTGTGTTCTTTATTTCTTTCCATTTTGTTAATCATTTGAACACTAATAAATCCAACTAAAATACCAACAGCACCTAACCATCCACCAATAGTAAAAAGAATTGGATAAGTTCCTTTGAATGGGAAAAATACTAACATCACTAAGATGATACCACATTGAATTAAATCTAGTTTCTTAATCATATATTGTCTCCTTATATCACATTATATCATACAAACTAAAAAAGTAAATACCCTAGGTACTTACTTCTTACACATTCACACTAAATAATTTAACAATTAGATTAACTACTTTTTCCCAAATAATTAAAAATAAATTGAACATAATTTCTCCTATTTAACTAAATCTGCAATCTTATACTTCTTACCCTTTGTTACATTATAATTCTTTTTAAAGTTCACTGTGATATGCTCATTATTAGGATTAGAGAATGTTGCCATGAGGATATTTCCCTTTTTATTCTCCTGTGGTTCACTAAACTCTACATATACAGAACCATTACGAAAGAACTTTCTAATGATTTCTAGTAATAAAGCACTCTTTTTCTTCTCTGTTGGTAGATGTAACATGTACATATATTCTAAATCAATGTTCGCAAATACTTTACCATCGGAATAAAGTAAATAAGATAATAATAACCCAACCGATAATAATATAATACTGTTGGTAGTTATGACTATACTAACCATAAGAAAGGATATAATAATGTATAAATATCCAACATTTCTATGATGATATGTAGTGTAATATAAACCTGTTAGATTGTTCAGTTGTGAAATAATCTCGTTTTCTAACAAGTTGTTGTTACTCTTTGACATTAGTTTTCTTCTTCCCAACACTCATTACCAATACTAGCCATCATATCCCAACACTCCCCACAGATACCAGACATTATTGCTTCTCTGTCTTCACTAGAAAGACTGGGCATACACTCTTGTATTCTGCCACCATTTCTCCAAGCAATAAATCCCTCATGAGGAACAACGACTGTATAAGCTTTGCCGCACATAGGACAACGACATTCGATATTACAAGTATTCATAGACTAATACCTCCCTTTACATAAATAAGTTTACCATATTTTATCATTAGTTGTCAATAAGAAAAAAGAGGTTTTTAAGCCTCTTCTCTGGATAAATATTCTTTAACTAGCTGTACTACAAGACTTGCCTTCTTACCGAAAATCTTCTCAAAGAAAGGTTCACCAGTCTTTAAATAATCCTCTCTGACATCAGCAAGATATAAAGGAATAATCTTTCCTAAATTTTTAAGGTCTACATCAAACGTTTCCTTACTCATAACACTCTCTAGTCGTGCCATAGTAAAATAACGGTCAATCTCAGAGTTAAACTTAGCTTGTTCTGTACTTAGTTCAATCTGTTTCTTTTCCTTAGCATTATTCTTAATCTCAGTAAATCTTTCGGTCTTGTGTTTAACTGCCACATAATTCTGAATAGCACCAGTTTCTTTATCTAATTCAAAGATTTGAGAGTTAATAGGCTTATACACTAAACCTTCCTTTTCCCCACCTAAAGCAGATTCAGCAGTAAGTGGAGTATTCATTAAATTCTTTAAGGTGTCAATACGAACAAAAGGAACAAGAATATCCTCTGGTACAAAGTTCTGTAGTTCTTCAAGAGAAAAACTTCTAAATATTTTATCTGTCTTTACAAAAATCTCAAATACTCTAAAGTTACGAACCTTATCTAAATTCTCTTGATATTCCATATGTTGAATCCCAGAACCATATAACTCACCAAAGATATAAAATTCAATTACATCTGGATTTTCCTTTATATAGTCTTGAGCAAGAGAAATCATACGGTGAGTATTCTCACAGGCATCCAATCTACTACCAAGACTATCTTCTGTACTAACAAGATGATTACGAGAATAATATTCAACAGAATTAGGAGTAACTAAAATCTGCATATTCGAGCCATGAATCTTCTCAGTGGCATAGAACACATCATCCATAAAGGAATTAAATACTTATTCTTGAACACGTTATAATAATTCTCAATACTTGGATATTTTAACATAAATAATTACCTCTTTTCTACTTATAAATATTAACACAAAAAATAATTTCTGTCAATAATAAATACCCCATC